TACGCCTTTGTTGACGGCGCCGCCGACCTTAACGTAACGCGCCATAATGCGCGCTATTTTTTCGGGGTGCCCGGCGCGGATAGCTGCGCGAAGTTCGGGCCCGAACGACCCCACGTTATAGAGCATCGACGCCAGGGCGCCCGCTGCGCGGTCGGTAAGTTCGGGGTAATCGGCGCGCAGTTGCGCCAGGCATTTGTCGAAGGTTTGGCGCGCCCTTCGGCCCGCCTCCGCTTCGGTGATCGCTTCGCCCCGGTGGGCGGCCTTGGTGCCGTGGCCGTTGCGCCAGGCGTTAACGTCCCACTTTGCGACCGGCGCGAAGCCTTCCAACTCTTTAAGCAGGTCGAACGCGTCGTCGATCGTCGTGTCGATCGCTTCTGGCGCGCTCAGTTCGTAGCGGTTAAGCGGCGCGTTAGTCGTTGCCAGGTTCCCCGACGCTAACATTAGCGCCAGGGCGTAAATTATTCGTTTCATGATTTCTAATTTGCTCCGCCTCGATTAAGTCCAGGACGGCAATAATGCGGCGCGTTGTTTCCAGCGCGGCGGGCGGCTGTCGGAACCAGCGGTAGATCGTCGCATAGTGCACGCCGCTAATGCGCGCAAGGTCAGTAATTTTTACGTTTAGTTCTATCGCGCGCCGGTCTATTTCCTCCAGCGGGTCGTAAACGGCGGCCAGGGCTTCGGCTATTTGGGCTTTTGTCATTTCTCAACTTTTTTGCAAAACTACGAAAAAACGTTTAGCTTTGCAGTAAAAAAAATGAAAAACGACAAAAACCCACTTGAAAACTTATCGGCCGACGTCGAAGCGTCCGACCGCCGCCTGGGCTGCCTTATCGCCGCCGCTATCCTTTTGGCTTTGTGGGCGATCATTTTCGCCCTGGCCGGTTAGATCGACCTGTCTGGCATACTCGTTGCGATACCATCCCGCCCAGGCGCTTATTTCTAGGGCGCCATACCTGGAGGGGTCGCTAGGCGCCCCTTCGTTAAAATCTAGCCGGGCCATGCGCTCGGCTGCTTCTTTCGCATAGTCAAAAGCGCTCATATTGTCTGTTGTTGCGGCCGTGGCCCGTTAGAATTTATACCTTCTCAACAAATTGCAGGTAATTTTCGTCTTCCACGCCATCGGTATCAAAAGCGTCAAAAAACACGCCGTCAATCTCTACCCAGCAGTGAGAAGGGTCGCGCCGCAAAAACTCGGTACTTTCTTCTTGGGCTCGGCCATTAATTTCGTCAAGCAGCTCAAAAGAAGGGGTGTATTTGATTACGCCGCCAAACTGGTCTTGCGTCTTCTTTGCAAAGGTGGCGCAATCGCCAGTGCAAATTTCCAAAGCGTCACCACCCATTTCAGACAAAAGGCGTTCGGCAAACGTGGCTATATTGTATTTATTAATCGTATTCATCTCTTTAAAGTTTGCGGCGTTTATCGCCTTCGTTAGTTGATAGGTCAAATCTACGGGTAACTTTACACTATATCAAGCATTTTGCAAACCTTAACGTTTCCTTAACTAAAAAAGCCCGGCGCGCCCTGGGTTTGTGGTCTATTTAAGGTGTTTTGCGCTACTCTCGGTTGCGAGCCACACACTCTGTATATGCTTTTTGCACGGATTCGGCAGCTTTGAGAATTGTTTTTTTCTTATATCCCTCCTTATCAGCTAAATATGCTGCAATACATTGTGCAACATATTCTCCTAACTTCACAGGTACAGCATTTCCTATTGCTTGTTCTAAATTAGTTTTTGTTCCGCAAAGTTTAAAAGATTTTGGAAATGTTTGAATATAGCTCCGTTCGATTGTTGTTAATGACCTTACATTTTCAGAAACATCAACTGGGTTTCCTGGATGTTTTGGGTAACCTGCCGGAATAGGTCTGTTAACTCCACGAATAGTTGCGCTAGGCTCATGGATGCTAAATACACCACGTCTTTTGTAGCTTCTTGGATGGCTATAATAATGCTCTATCCCAAGTGAATCTCCAAGATAATCATAAACTGTCATTGGCTGTTTTGAAAGGTTATTTTGAAGATAAGGAATCAGAAAGTCATCAGATTCATTTAGTCTACCAATCATAAAAAACCGCTTTCTTGCTTGAGGAACTCCACATAGACTTGCATCAAGAACTTCCATTGTTAAGCCATAACCCGCACCTCTTAAAATTTGAATTGCTTCTTTTAGAATTCTACTCTTTTTTATTCCTTCAACATTCTCCATTACGAACATTTCAGGCTTTACAGTACTAACAATATTAGCATAAGAGATTGTTAAATCCGCTCTACCTAATGTGTCATCTCTTTTTCCTGCGCTTGAAAAATCTTGGCAAGGCGGCCCACCAATTATTAAGTTAGGACTTAAGCCACTAATAAAATCTTTGCTTTCATCCGAACTAAGATCGAAGTCATAAATTGGGTGGCCAAAATTTTCTTTGTAAACTTCTAAGGCTGGTTTCCAATTATCAAATGCAGCAAGGATTTCAAATCCTGCATTTTGGAACCCTAAAGACATTCCACCACACCCCGAAAATAAGTCTACCGTTTTAAATGTTTCCATTTCTTTAAAGTTTGCGGCGTTTATCGCCTTTGTTAGTTGATAGTGTAAAGATAAGGCGCTCTTTACACTATTGCAAGCGTTTTGCAGATTTTAACGTTTCCTTAACTAAAAATCCCACTATTTACCGCCGTCGCGACTTGCGGCCCTTGGTGGGGCGCTCGCTAGGTTGCTCCGCTGCCTGTACCTTTTCGGGGCCCGCGTTTGGCGGCGCTGTCTTTGTTTCTACTTCTGGCACCACGGCCACAACGGGCGCGGCCTTGGCGTCGCCTGCTGCGAGCCAATCGCCGACCACGGGGTCAAATCGTACCGGGCCAGATGGTGGCGGTACGGTCGTGCTGTGCGCGGGCAATAGTGGGGCGCTTGGTTCGGCGGGGTTGCTTGGCGCAACGCCCTGGCCGATGTAGTGCCCGGTTTTCTCGTCGTAGTGGTATATGGTAACCATGCTGTTAGTATTTTATGCAAGCTAGTAAAGCTACGTTGTCCGGGTTGCCCGGTACTTCGGCGCTGCTGCTGCTCGCGGTGGGGGTGAATGAATTTACGAGCGTAACGGGCGACCCGTTGCCGACACCAAGGTCGTTAACGTAGCGGGTCGCCGAAACGACCGCTTTGTCGTAGTTGTGTGTATGCGCTTTGAGCGCGGTAACGTGCGGCTGGTATGTCGCAAGGGTGCGCGCCGGGTCGATGCCGCGCCCGTCGTCAAGTCCGCGAACGAACAACCCGCGAAGGTCCGGTAAGGTAAACGTCGTCGTGCCGTTGCCCGTGCCGGACGTCGTGCCGATGCGGGCGAATAGCGCCGCGTAAGTGGTCCGGCTAACCTGCGCTCCGTTGGCCGGTAGCCAGCCGTTTGGCGCTGCTGCTGTCGGGAAATATCCGATCATCCCGGTGAACATTTGCGAAGCGGTATCGGCGGCCGTGGTGGTCTGCAAGCCAAACCACGCCGTCCATGTCGTGCCCGCAAGGAACCGGAAAAATATTTGGTTGACCTGTTGGCTCAGGAACATTTGTACCGCACCCGGCACGTTCGCAAGTTCCGGCACGGATTGCCGCCCGGTTACGATAAGATGCCCCAAACCAGAAATCGGTTTGTTAGTGGCCGTGCTGCGCACCAACACAAAGCCGGGCGCCTTTAGCGTGTTGAGATCGCCGGAAAACTCCAGCGCCTCGGCGCCAACGCCACCTGCGGCCAAAATATCGTAAATGTATTTTGTGCGGTTCGCCAACTGTTTGGCCTGGAGGTTAGAAATTCCGCTCGGTCCACCGATAACGGGGTCGGTCGTTTCCAACTGGTATATGCCCGCTTCGTAAACTGCGCTTTCTGTCAGGTTTGCCATTATTGTAGGGCTTTAAAAGGTTATTGTCCAGGTCCCTTCGATACGGACCGTATTGTCTTTGATAATGGGCGCGCGAACGATGCGCGCAAAAAGCGTACCGTCGACACAAAGCAAACCGAACTCGCGAATAGTTACGCCGTTGTTCTCCGCCAATTCCAGCGTAAAGCTGAATTGAACCGCGCCCGACGGGTATGTAATGCCCGCCACGGCCTTATTGAACGGTGCGGTGATCGCCGTATCGGTCAACACGGTTTCGGCGCCGTTCGTGCCGACGGCGTAACGGTCGACGGCCTTACCGGCGGTAGCCGCACCGATTAACGCCGCGACGGCGTTACGGCCCGACAATACGATAAGGTTACGATCTTCGTAAGCCTCAACCAGCGCCCCATCTTTGTAGATGTCCAGCTTAACGACGCCTTTAGGCGCGAATTTATCAGTAGTATCCATTTTCTATGAGTGTTCCGTTACGGTATACCCGCAAATTTACAATATCTGCGCCATTATTGTGCGTTTGCGCGCCATTATAAAACGCTTCGCCAGAATAATCGACGCCGGGGAAAAGTTGGTCGACGATCTGCCCATCGTCGTACTCCAATATTTCCGAAGGGCTTAACGTGTCCGCCAGGCTTATCGCGAAAGATACGTCGATAAGATGCGAACGCGCGTTTTTGTACTCTTCGATCAGGGCGCGCATATTGGCGGCCAGTTCGGGCGTTATCGACACGTCGGCGCCCACGGCCACGGTAACGCGAAAGGTCGCCCAATTCCCGCCCGCGTAAGTGATGGAGCCGTCGTAAACATACGTCCCATCGTAGTCGACGCCGACGCCCTCGCGGACCTCCGCACTATCGAAGCCGACCGCGCGCACCGCCTCTTTGATCGCGAAAACAGTACCTTTTTTGCGGTGTAGTACGATCGCCTTTTTTATCAGCGCGCGCCGCGCCGCCACGGTAGCGGCTAAGCGCCAACCCGCCCAACCAAGAACGCCGAACTGATCCGCCAAATGATAGAGGGCGCTTTCCGGCGCGCTGTCCACCAGGTACATTAGTAGCCCGTTGGTCGGTACCTCCGCCAGTTCGGCGCCTGCTGCGCGCCCTATCGCTGTTATGTGGTTGGCGCCGCTTAGCGCGCTGGCTATGTTATCCATTTGTTTGGCCGGTTACGGTTACGGTAATGGTTCCAACGACCGGCACCTCGGTACCGTCGACGACGACGTCGACCGCCGGCGCAACGACGGTAACGTCGAAAACGCTGCCTAACGTGCCGACCGATAAGGCGGTTATTTGGCTGCGCTTAACGTCCTGGCCGATAACCGAACCGCGCGCGGCGGCGTAAGCGGTTAACGCTTCGGTGGCCTGAGCCACGACCAGCGCCTCGTCGGCGTCCGTGTACGTCGTTATTTCGACTTCGATGTCGTAAGGGACCAACGTAGGGCTAAGTACTGTCACAGTGTCGGTTAACGGCCGCACGTCCTCCGCGCTAAGGGCGGATAGTACGGCGCTAAGGATATGCGCGGGGGTTACTATGCCGCCGGTGACCAACGGGTAAACCTGGACGGTGCCCGGAACGCTGCTAAGTACCGACACGTCGATAATTGTAGGGCTGACCTGGAGGGCGAAGTATTTGTAAGCGTTAGTCGGGCCCGCAACGCTAAACGCCGACGGCGCCAACTTTACGCGGGTGCGTAACGCTTCGTCGGTTTCGGCGTCCGCGCCGCTTGCCGTTACGGTCGTGTTCGCGACGCTGACAAGGTACGGCAACGGGTCGAGGATTCCGGAAACGTCGCCGATCGCGTAATCGTTACCGGCCACGCCGGTAGTCGTTGCGACCGCCGACACGGCCCCGGTTGTGTTGCCGCTCGTTATCGTTAGATCGGCAACCGTCCTAAATATTACCTGGCCGTCGGAGGTCGCAACGCGCGTACCGGCGGGTACCAAAACGCCAGGATGCGAAGGCGCGACGGTAAAAAGCACGTTGGTAAGCGCCCCGGCGGCCGGTAGCCGGACAACGCCGACCAACTCCGCCAGGAAATCCAACGCGGGCGCTACCGCAAAACTAACCAGCATTTGTTCCGCCGCTGCTTGCAACTGTTCGCGTACGATCTTGACCTCGTAAGCGACCATATTAATTAGCAGGCGTTCGGCCTGGGCGGGTTCCAACGCGCGGCCGGTGTCGGCTTCGTATTTGCTAACAAGCCGCGCGACGATCGCGTCGACGTCCGTATCAATAAAGGTGGGTGCGGTTGGCATACTGTAAGGTTTAAATTAGGGCGATAAATTGGCCGGTTTCGGACGTTATGCCCGCGCCGCTTTCGGTCGACAAGATACGTATAAGCGCCGGAACGGTCGCCCCTCCCGCGCTTTGTGTCGTTAATAGTATGCTAAGGTCGCCCGCACTTGCGCCGCCTGTGGGTTGCCAGGTAAGGTCAAACCGAAGCCCGGACGGTAGCCCGTTCGGGTCGCCGTTACTGTCTTGGTAAGAATAACGCAGCGACGTTATCGTAATGCCCGGCACCCATAACGCTACGGCGTTACGGATAGCGCGAACGATGCCGGACGCGGCCACGTTTACGGGTTTATCTATATACTGCCAAATGTCCGAGCCGAAAGTCGGCCGGAAAGGGTCGGAGCCTTGGCGCGTCGTTACGGCCAAAATTATACTTTGGTTGTAACTGTCCGCACCTTCAACGACCTGCGCAAACGTGGCGGCGCTCAGTTGCCAATTAGCCGAAATTATATCTTGTATGCGTGCCATTATCCGAGGAAATTTAAAAGCCTTGTCTTAATTGCCGTGTAACTTGCGGCGTTTAGCGGCGGCGTCGTTGGCGAACCCGGCGCCGCGCTGGTGTGCGTTTCCAGCGCCATCGCGTCGATAAGGTCGGACAACGCCGCGCCAAGGCTGTCGCCGCCCCGGCTTATCGTTACCTTATTGTCGGCGACGGTCACCGACACGGCACTATTCGTTATGATAAACGCCTGGGCGTCCGCGTCGTACTCAATAGAAACCTTATCCAAAAATTCCAGAAAGGTGCGCGCCGCGTCGCCTTCGGGGCGGTCGGCGGTGGAGTATATCGCGCCCAAAACGACGCCGTCCTCCAGGTTTTCGTCAAATAAGCACGCGACGTGCTCACCGATAGCCAGCGGCGCGAAGGCGCGCGCGTTGCGCGTCGTAAGGTGCGCCGGGCTAAGCCAATAGCTCACCAGGGCGTCGTCGTCTAATTCCACGCGGACAAGTCCGGCGGGGTGATCTGTCGCGCATACGGTACCGAATTTTAACATATCAACCTACTTTTTTTATTTCGAGGCTGGTCCCATATCCGCCCGCCGGGGTGATCGTGTGGCGGCTGCTTTCGATATGGTACCGGCCGGAAAACTTACCGGCGCCGGTCACCTCAATATTATTACCGGCCAATAAATTGACGTCGCCAACGACGACCAGCGCGCCGGTCACCTTTTGCGTATTCTTTTCGTATAGCGCCGCGCGCGTAACGGCCGCCGCCGTGGCGGGGTCTTTGGCCTTTTCGTATACGCGCAGCGTATCGGCGGAGCCGGTGAAAAACGCCAGGGTGTCCTCGCCATTCTCAAAAAATACCGCCTCCTGCTGCGCGCTTACCGGCGCGGCCGTTCGCGTTGGCAGGGTAGCCGAAGCGCCGGTGAAAAACGCCAGGGTGTCCTCGCCGTTTTCAAAGCTGACTATTTCCTGGGTGTCCGGGTTGTGATAACTTAGCTGCGCGCTTTTGTACGTGGCGGCGGTCTTTGCCCGGAAGGCATAACTTACCACGTCGGCCAGGTCGATCGTTTTCTTTGCCGCTTCGCCCTCCAAGGCGTAAAGCGAATAAAATACCAAATCCGCGCCGCGAACGTTGAACCCATACCCGTATTTTCTCGCCAATCTGTACAAAAAAGATAAATCCGTTTCGCGGTTTTGTGTAGCCCGACGAACGGCCAGCGCCTCGTCGATTTGTCCGGTAACGGTTAGCCCGTTGCGCTCCGCTACCTTTTCGGCGATCTTGCGCAAGCTGCTATTTTCGTGGGCGACGCTTCGGCGTGTACGTAGCGCGCGCGACGTCGGCGCGGCTATCGCCATAAGCGAAACGGTCGACGGTTGGCCGCTTACCTCGATCTGATCAATTTCAAAAAGCCCGGCCGGTACCATGTTGCCGACGAACCCGAAATAAATTTCCAGCGTGTCGCCTTTTTCCGGGTACCAATCACCAATAAAAAGCCCGGCGGGGTCCGCTAGTTGTATCGTCACTTCGTCGCTTTTGCCTGTGGCGTTGTCCAAATATTCAAATGCGGCCAGGTACGGCAATAGGTCGGCCGTAACGTTTCGCTTATTGTAGACGATCGTAATTTCGGGCGTTATCGTTTCCACGGCGGTAAGTTTGCGGCCACGCCGGTAGGCGTCGCGGTTTGCAAAATAGGCACCCGGATAACGACGCCCGCATCGAAGTTTTTAACCAGCGCCAATGTGGGGTTCGCGTTAATTACGTCCTTCCACCGTCCGGGTTCGCCGAATAGTTTTTGCGCGATCTGGTCGAAGCGTTCGCCCTGTTCGGTTGTGTACTTAATGTAATCCATTATCGGCGGAGTATTTGGTCAACGAATAGCGGGCGGCCGATCGCGGCCACGCCTGCAATACTTGCGACGGCGTTAACGCTTTGCGCCTTCGCGTTAGTGATGTCCCCGGCGGCGGCCGCTTCGGCGGCGCTGCTGAAAACAAGGGCGGCGGCCTGCGCGGCCTCCAGCATACCGGGCACGCGGCCCGCCAGGGTTTGCGCTTCCGTAAGCTTGGCGGCCGTGGCTTCGATCGCGCGGCGCGCGTCGCTATATAGGGCGCTGGCGCGGCTAAGGATAGAAACGCTATCCGCGCCCGGTATCGCGGCCTGGTCGACCAATACGGCGGCGGCCGTCACTCCGCTGTTTGCCGACAAGGTGGTAGACACTACCTGGCCCTGGTCGGTAAGCGGTAGCGCGGCCACCACGGCGGGGATGGGGTTGTTAGCGGATAGCGCCAGGGCGTTGGACGCCGAAGCCCTTAACGCCGTTCCGGCGGGGTCCGGGTCGACGTATTGCAACAACGACACGGCCACGGTAGCGGCTACCGTTTCGCCGGTCGGGTTGGCCTGCGATCTGGTGACGCTGTAAGACGTTATAACGTAGTCGCCGTATTGCCCACCTTCGTCGTCGCTTAGCGGCAACGCCGCGCCGCTTGCCTTGGCGGTTTCAAACGCAAGGACCGCGGCCGCGACGTTGATAAAACTAAAATGCAAATAGGCTTCAAAATCCAAGGTTACCGGCTCGTCGCCGGTCTTTTGCAATACGGTACCGCCTCCCACCAGCGCCGTATTGGCGTACCGGGCGGCGTGTTGGCTCGTTAGCGCCTTCGGCCCGTACTGACCGGTAAATCGTATATTTCCGAGGGTGTATGGCATTAGTAGGAAGTTCTTAATTGGTTCGTGGCAATATCGCGCAATATGCGCTCGATGTCGTTCTTATGCGCGCGCAGTTGCGCGGCAAAGTCGGCTTTTGTTTGCTCAGTTACCGCGCCGGTGAAATTCAAAACCGGGCTATAATTCACGGTGCCGCCACGGCCGCCCGCGCCGGCGCTTGGCGTCGGGCTGCTGTTCGCGAAGGTGCCCACCGCGCCCGCCATCGCGTCGACCATCGGCGCGGGTTTGATCGTCGCGGCGATCGTTTCGACCAGCTTAATTTTGTGGAGGTCTTTCAGCGGCCCGACCTTCGCCGGGCTAAACGGTAGCAGGTCGCGGACCTTTTGCACGACGGCTTTGCCCGCGTTAAAAGGCAGCATTATCGACGCGCGGATACCGGCGGCCAGCATTTCGGGAATCTTCGCGCCCGCCGCCTTCATAAAATCCCATGCGCCGACAAAGAAACTTTTTATATTGTCCCAATACTTGTAAATCAGGAGCGCCGCGCCGACAATGGCGGCCCCTATTGCGATCGGCACCGCGCCCACGGCCGCAACGGCCGCGCCGACGCCGGTAATGACGGCGGAAAGGATAGGCGCAAGCACGCCCACGGTCGTAGATATTCCGCTAATCACAAAACCGACGGCGGACGCGACGCCTAAAACGGCGGTTAGTCCTATGGCGAATTTTGCAATACCGGCGCTAAGTGCGGGGTTTGCTTCGGACCAGGCGGCCATGCGGTTAGCGATAAGCGCCGCCTTAGTGGCTAATTCCGTAACGCCCGGCAAAAGCAGCGACCCGACCGAAATAGCCAGATCGTCGGTAGCCGACTTTAATTTCAGTAGCGTGCCCTGGGTCGTGTTCATGCGCGCGGCGGCCGTGGCTTCGGCGCTCCCGCTTTTGCCCAGGGTTGAGATATAGGTCTGGAGGGCACCGGTCCGGGCTTGTGTAGTCAGTACCGCGCCCGCGCTGGCGGCCTCCGTGCCGAAGATGTTTTTCAATACTTCGGCCTGTTTGCCGGTCGGTAAATTTTTAACCGCCGTGCCAATCTCCGCCAAAATTGTAGGCATCGGCCGAAGGTTTCCGGCGGCGTCCAGGGTCGACACCCCTATCTCGTTTAAACTTTTCCGTCCCTTCGCAAGCGGCGAAGATAGGCGGAGCAAAGACGACCTTAGCGCCGTTCCTGCCATATCGGCCTGAATGCCCGCGTCGCCAAGCTTGCCAGCCATACCGGCCACCGTGCTAAGGTCGACCCCTAAAGCCGTGGCGATAGGCGCGGCGTATTTCATGGTTTGGCCTAACATTTCCAGGGTGACGTTAGACGATGTAAACGTATTCGTAAGCACGTCACCGGCGCGCCCCATATCGCGCGCCTCCAATCCGAACCCGGTAAGAATATTACTCGCAATATCGGCCGTGCGGGCCAGGTCCGTATTGCCCGCCGCCGCCAGGTTGAGCGTGCCCGGTAGCGCGTCGATTGCCTGCTTAGCGTTAAAGCCCGCCATCGCTAAAAACCCCATCGCGTCGGCGCTTTCGACGGCAGTGTATTGCGTCGCCGCCCCCATCTTACGCGCCTGCGCTGCCATCGCTTTAAGTTCGTCGGAAGATGCGCGGCTAACGGCGCCGACGTTGGCTATTGCCTGCTCAAAGTCGATCGCTTTCTTTATAGGGTAGACCAACGCCGCCCCCATTACCGCCGCAGGTACGGCGGCCTGGCGCGCGAATTGGCCGGACTTTGCCGCCACGCGCGACGACGCGCGCTGGAGCGTGTCGAGGCGCCGCGTGGCGTTGGTCGCCATACCGTTTACAACCTTCGACGCTTTGTCGACGGCCGATAAGATTATCGACGCCTGTAATACTTTCCTCATAGGACAAATTTACGAAATTCCGGCCATAAAAAACCCCGCCACCTTTTACCGGCGCGGGGTACAAATTGTAATCTCTCGATTATGCGATATTTTCGCGGCCCTTACGGCGCCGCGTTTATTCTATTGTATTGTTTGACGGCTTCGGCGTGTAACCGGTAAAGGGTTCGTGCTGGTATCGTTTCCATCATCTCGGTATAGCTGAACCCGCAAAAGTGGGCCAAAAATACTATTTCCGGTTCCCCTATCCGGTAAACCCCTCAGTGTTCAGCCGGACCATTAGCGCGCTAAAGGCGTGCATTGGCATTTCTTCGTAATATTCCATCGGCATAACCTTGCCGCCGATGCGACAAACCACGTGCATGAGGGCGGGATAGTATCGCGTTTCTTCGCCTCCCATAATCTGCTGGGCGCGGGTCACGTGCTTTCCTTTGGCCTCAATAATGCCGACGGCAAAAGTTTCTTTACCGACGGTTAGGTCAAATTCGACGGCCATGTTTTCGGCCTTCGGGGCGATAGGCCCGTTTGTTGTGTCTTGCATAATCTAATTTTTAGGGTGATATGGTAGGGCGGCGCCGTAACGCCGCCCCGTTGTTTAAATTCCGAGGTTAGCGCGGTACGTGGCTAACACGTCAACGCCGCCCACCTTGTAGATGTTGGCGATCGCGTCGTACTCAACCAGCGATTCGCCGTCGTACTCCAATTTTACCGAAGTAATGGAAATTTCGCTTTCCAGTTCTACGTTTTCGTGGGCCTTGAAAGTACCGAAAGGCACTTTCTTAAACGTGCACGTAAGGTAACACACGGCGGGCACTTGCTCCACTAAACCCGTCGCGTCGTAAACGTCGACGTTTCCGCGCAGTTGTACCTGGTGGGTGCTTAGCGGGTTGGCGGTAAGGAGGTAAACCTCTTTGTAAAGGGACGCCCACTTAAGCGTACCTTCCAATTTTTCAAACCCGGCGAAGTGCTCCGACGTTCCGATTTGCCCCAAAGGCATACTTTCAGACGTTTTGCTGGTCAGGTCCGGTAAGGTAAATTCCATAACCTTTCCTAACAGCGTTCCGCCGTCCAGGTATACGTTCGCGTTATTTACTTTGTTTATTGTCGATGCCATTACGCGATATTTGCTAAAAGCGACTGGTCTAAGTAGCTTTTAAATGTGATGCGCTCCGCAGGTGTCGGAGGCATAAAATTAATGTCGAAAACAAGGCGACCCGCTGCAATTTCGCTGGGCGAATTGTCCGCCGGGTTGTACGTGCAAACGCCGTCAACGAGGGCGCCACGGCCGACAAGCGAACGGATAAACGCGTTAACCGTTTCGCGGATAGCGTCGATAAGCGCCTGGTTAATCGGCCGGTCGATAAAGGGCAGCATAGCGGCCTCGACGCTTTCGTTAAGAATATCCTTAACGCGTTGGACTGCGATAAAATTGTCGGCTGTCGTTTCGATCGGCCACGCGCTGGAGCGGTTGCCCCACGTGCGGAAGCCCGTACCGAACGCGTTAAAAACGGTTACGATGCCTTGTTCGTTCAACTGGTTAACGTCGCTGTTGAGGTCGCTAATTCCGGCGGTCAGCATGACCACGGGACCCAGGGTGCCTTTGATCTGTCGGTTGCTCGGACTGTTCCAGTACCCTTCGGTATTGTCGGTAACTGCCATAACTCCAGCCAAGTAAGGCGAATAAGGGCGGTTAACCGTGGCGCCGAGTTGATCGACGGCCTTAACGTACGGATAGGTCAGTATAACCCGCTTATCGCTTACCTGGTAAGGTAAGACGGTAGACGCTCCGCCCCGGCTTGCGATCGCTGCGCTAATCGTCGTAGCGACGGGCGCGTCCAGGATAGTTACGCCCCGGTAGCTTTCCGCCTTAGCGGCCAATTTGGTAGCAACGGCGGCCACTTCGTTGTAAAGGGGGCTAATAAGGATGCGCGGCGTATATCCAAAGGTGCTGGCCGCTTCGTCGAGCAATTCAATGCCCGTGCGCGGCAAAGTAGCGGAGCCGTTTACAACGGTGCCGGTGATCGCCGTACCGTCGAGGTAAACGTAATCGGCCAGCAATTCCGTGCCGTTGGGGATTGTCGTAGTGTCCAGAATGCGAACGACGCCGAAGGCGTTAACCTCGTAGTGGGTTCCTGCGTCGTACGTCGTAGTGCCTGCGCTGTTAGTTACTACGATGTTACCCACCGGCGCGAAGTCCAGGGTGATCTTTCCGGCGGCCGTGGTTTGGCTTTCGTCCGCTACCGCGGTGGTGTGGTCGGCAACGTCGAAAACGTTAACCACAATAACCCGCGCGCCTCCCTGCGCAAAAATGCTGTCAAGGGCGGCGGGAATCGTAAAGCCGGGCACCTGTTCGCCGAAAGTTTCGACGGCCTGGCGTGGCGTTGATATAACCGTTAGGGCGTTAGTCGGGCCTTTCGGCGCGGTACCCACCAAGCCAATAACCGCGCTGCGCGCCTCGTTAATGGGGCGGACGCCTTGGCTCGTCTCGATAACTTCGGCCCCGTGCAAAAATGCCATATCTTTATATTTTTGTTATTAGTCGTTTCGACTTGTTGCTTTCAGGCGCTAAGATAATAAAAAAGTAGCGCCGGTAGCGTTTTAATTCTATCGGCGCTACTTTTTACAATCGCTTAAAGGCTTAGCCCGGTTAGATCAAACCTTCGGTAGGGTTGAAAACGACGTCCTTACCGGCGAAAAAATCCACGCTGAATTTGATAAACAGCCGGCTAACGTTGAGCGTGTAAAACAACGCCTTAACGTAGTGCTCCGCCCGGTCGCGATCGTCGGGCAAAAAGTCGGTACGTAAAACGTGGTCGACAAGTTCGGTTATCTCTTCGTTCGTCAGGTCGCGAAATTCCGCCTGGCTGTTTTGCAGCGCGGGGATAATTCCGGGAATTGTCGGGATAAGGGAAAACGCATAGGCCAAATATTCCGCCGTACTGTTTTTGCCGTCGCCGTCGCTGTCGATCAGGAACGCGCCTTTGATTTGCGCGCCCACGTAGGTAATGACGCGCTTCAACGACGTGACGCCCAGGGCGTTGACCGGTAGCGCGTCCGAAGCGCCCACCGGTACGGTCGCGCCTTTGCTAGCTTTAATGTCCATATCTGGATAGGTTATTTTGGTGAAAAAAATTGCTTGGTTATGTTTGCCCAATACTCCATCTACCGCGCCTATTAGGTCGGATAATTTTTGTTTGGTACGCTCTAATTCCGTCAAAACGTTTCCGTCGACCATTATAGTGTTATTTTATAGCCTCTTTTGCGGCGCTCAACGCCGCCTCCAGTTCCTTTTCTCTCCGCTCCAATTCCGCCACGCGGGCCCGTAAGCGCGCTACCTCTTCCGTAAGCAGGGCGTTATCCAACTTCGCCCGCTGCGCTTCGTCGCGCGCGGATATTAAATCTTGGCGAACTTCCATCAACGCGCGCGACAAATCCATAACGCGCGTGTTAAGGTCGTCAAATAGCTTGTTCCACTCGTCGAGGGCGCGCCGTAAATGACTCCCGCGGATGCGGTAAACTATTAGCGTGCCCGCCAAAACGGCGACGGCCACGGCGCCCGCCAAAATATTAAATTCCGCCTGGTACTCCGCATAAATCGCGATTAAGTCGCGTATGTTTTCCATGGGGTTATTTTTTGCCACAAATATAATAAATTTAACTTTGTGGCCTTGTACGTGTTGGCGGTTAGCGCGTAACCTTAAAGCCGATGCGGACCGCCATGTCTTTAATCGCGACGCCGCCGTACGGGCCTGGGCTGTTGTTTGACCCTCCCGCAAAGGTACCCGCCTGGCGCATAATCCGCGACTTTTTAAAGTCGAAAGATGTCTCTTTAACAGTCGACCCGGCGATAAGTTTATACCGCGCTTTGCCTCCGCTAAAGTCGCAAACGATCGCGCCGGTATCGCCGGACCGTACGACGGTAGTGTTTTTTTGGTCAAACTTAAACGCGCTGCCTGGGTAGTTCACGTAAGCGCCGACGACCCACGTTTCGGGCTCGTCGCCTGGGAAAAAGCCGGTAAACGCCGTATTGCTACCGTTACCCGAAAAGAAGTTAGTCAGACCGGCTAACTTTTGATAGTCGCCCCGGTCAGCGTCCAGGACGCCGTCGACGGTCCAATCGGCGGGCGACGACCAGCCGCCAGGTACAACTTCAAATTCTACCTTAAAACCTTTGGCCCGGAAAACCGGCCAGATGGGTTCGTACGGGCGAAAATTAGATTGCCCTTTCTTTACGGTGTAGGTTTTCATGGCTGTTTACAGTTTCACCATTCTGGTATTTTTAGAGGTTACCATTACATTAGGAATCCAGAACGAGGGGTGACGCAATATGGGGCGGTCGGTGCTGTCGCTGTCGTGTATCAAATAGGTAATGTTGTCCGGCGCAGGTAAAGCAATTCGCAGCATCCAGCGACCGTAAATTAACACGTTAAAATTACCCTCATTTGCGGTTCCCGTCGCGCGCATTACCGCCGGGTTCGTCGGGTGCGCGGCTACGTCGACAAAAAAGTTCGTTCCGTCGGTTCTGAACACTCGGTAACGACCCGCCACGTTTGCCCCGTAACGCGCAACCATACGCGCATCTAGGTCAATCCCAAGCGCAGCTAACAGCGTTTTCTGCGCCAAGTAGTTTACCAAGACGTTTCTAAAAGATATCCCGTTCCGAAATCTTGCGACCGCCATGTTAGTGCTGTTAATCGCTGACACCTCAATTTGCTGCGCAATCCCGAGGGTGTCGGTAGGGGCGGACCATACAACAGACGTATCGTTTACGCCCTCTATCCCCGTATTTGTTACCGTAATCGTACGGTATGTGAAAAGGGAATCTTGGTAAGGGAAATACGCGCTACTTTCGAAAATAATTTCCTGCGCGCTGGTGAAAAAGATACAAAGCATTAACGCCGATAAAAAAAAGTACTTTTTCATAATGTTTATTTTTAAATTAATTTGTTTTAAACCAAGAACCAAATGCCCAAACATATTCGGCTACTTGGTCGGTAAGTGTTACCGTTGCGGTTCCGGATGCACCGGGCGAAGCAACAAAACTTCCCGCTGAACTATCTAGTATAATCGTTCCTTCGGCCCAAACCTTCATTATCGTTCCCCCCACCAAGTTAGCCACGTCTATTGTCACGGTCTCACTGCTAACTATTGCATCAGTGTACACAAAGATGTTTTTAATGGGGGCGATTGTTGACGTTGCGTTTATAATGAATGTTTCGAGCCCGTACTCATTCGTATAGGCCAATTGACGGTAAGCCGAGCCGTCCGAAATTTCCGGTTTCACTTTTGTGGTGTTCCACCTTAGCCGCCCGGCTGTTGTGGCTGCTGGCGCTTCCCCTGTCGTCCCCCTTGCCAACTCAAACGCAGTTGTTTGTGTTTGTCGAACTAATCCGAGTGTGCTTTCCAGGGGGAATGCTGTTAACTCGTTTCCGGTGCCTGACCACATGGCGGGTCGGTTTGCGGTTACTGTGGTGGCTATTGGTCGGTTTGCTAGTGCGGTGGTTATGTTGGAGCCTCTTTGTACGTCGTTGGCACCCGCGCCCGTATCGGAAAAGATATAGGGGTTGGTGATTTGCCCTGGTGCTGTAATTTCAAGGTTTCCAGTTCCCGCGTTTTCAGTTATAAGGTATTCTGCTCCGTCACCGTCTTGGTCAACAAAATACGCCTCGTTAAGATCAACTAGTGATACTTCGCTAATAGTTCCATTATTGGCACTACCTGTTAGAAAATTACGGTATGCGCCGCCAAGATATACTTGTCGAAAGTTGGTCGTGGTGTTCAGCCATACGTCACCCTCTTTAGGGCTTACCGGGCCTGTGCCGCTACTGGTGTATGTGGGTAACTCATTAGTCACGCTTCCGTCTACTTCGGCTGTTAGGTAGGCTGGGGTAGTAGCCGTGTACATTCCACTCGTAGAGTTGAAAACAGGAATTTGCCCGTTGGCTGGCGCTGCGTCCGTAAACTTCGGAATCCTGTAAAACGACGTTCCATCATGCCCTTTTAGCCCCTTGGTTACGCTGTTAGCAAATAACAGCCCTTCCGCGCCCGTTAGTGTCGTGTTGTGCGGGTTGAGCCTTATTGCTGCGTCTGTACCGCCAATATCTACCTTGTAATTAGGCGCGAGATTATCAAATCCTGTGCGTTTATTGGTAGAGCTTATAAATATATTGTAATTTGAAGTCGCCCCACCCAGCGCAAAACCCGTGTTACCAGAACCGCCCGCGCGTATTATAGGAAAAGAAACAGATGACCCGTTTGCGTAATACCCTGCAATTAACCCTGGGTTGCTTGTGTCTGTTCTCCCAACCCAAAAAACACCTTTTTCTCCTAATGTTACGCCAAGATCATTACGGAACTCAACTTGGTACGCAGCAGCAGAAGAAAACCCAACGCCGAATCTGCCATTCGATGTATTATAGTGGAAATTATTACTGTAACCAAGATTATTGTCCGTCCAAACTGGAATTTTACCCGCCGCGCCTTGGTAGTCTAAAAAAGGCTTCCAAGTTGTCCCCGTGTACATTTCTAATGTATAGTTGGTAGTATTAAAAAACAACTCACCGAAATTAGCCGTAGCTGCTCTATTTTCAAGGGTGTTACCTGTTACTTGAAAGTAATCCGCGTTTATTTTTATTCTGTCGGTTAAAAACTGAACAGGGCTATCACCTAAAGTCGTCGCGGCTGTGAACATAGGCAATGTGTTAGTCGTTCCTGTACCCGTTACCCCACTACCAGTCGCCACAAAATTCGGGTAAGTGCCCGTAACCGCCACACTGCCCGCGCCAGTGATAGCAACAGTCTGATCTGGTGCTGTATTGGTCACAACAGGATTAGCAGGGTCGGTAGCGTTTACGCTTATTCCTGTTCCCGCTACGACTGTTGCAACACCGCCACCCGTGCCATTACTCGCTGCCGTTGCCCGCCCGTCAGCATCAAACGTCACATTGGCGTTTGTGTAGGTGGCTGGTGTTATCCCTGTGCTTGCCAATTGCGTTGCACCAATACTCCCCGCCACAACATCACCTGTAATGTCCGAACCCGTTAGGGTAAGGTCGATCGTTGGCGTATCTGAAACCGTCGTGCTTTCGCCCGCACCCGTGCTAATATCCGCCCGCACCGCCGCCAAACTATCCCGAACGACTTGCATCGAATCGTTCAGTATCGCCGCTGTTACATCGCCCACGCCGCCAGACCCGCCTACAAAATTGGCCGCATTGTACGCGTTATGGTTGTCTATCATTGCTTCCAGCGCGGGGCTAATAATTCCGGCAACCTCGCGAGGGATAAAATCGTTTGTACCTGTCGGGCGATAGATAAACCCGACGCCGGACGGCGCTAAGTTTAGCGCCTGTAAGCGGACCACTTGCAAAGTGGACGTTAAGAAAGTAGTCGAAACGACGACCTTAACGCGAAATCGGCGCTTATTTGGGTCGACTAAAATATCGCCTACCGCTATACCCGTGGGTAAAAAGGTGTTGTTAAGTTGGCTAAATAGGTGGGTGCTGCTTACTTGGTAAGTGCTATCAGTTAAGGTAGTAGACGCGCCAAACTGCGCACCCAAAACGAAAACGTCGTCGACTTCGCCGGTGATCTGTGCGGATAAGCTGAACGCGCAGAAAAGGGTAATTAGGGTTATAATGTGGCGCATAATTAGGCTATTTTTCCGATGATTATAAAACCGCCGCTAATGCTTGCGGCGTTGGGTAAGTTTAAATTTGTGTCGCCCGCCGTTGGCGCCGTCTGCGAAAGTAAAACGCCTGGAATGTTCCGCGCGTCCTGTCCGGTCGTTTCGCTTATAACTTCGTAAACGCCGTAAAGTTGTTCGCCGTCCGCGTCGCGTATTAGCAGGTTAACCGCTCCGCCGGTATAGGTCGCTGGGTCGACCCCTCCGCCAGGCGTGCCCCTCCACACGAACGACAACACGCGCGAAGCGGCGCCGCTGACCAGTAAATAGTTGCCGTCGCTGCTCTTCGTAAATAACGGCGCTGTGGCGCCCTCGTAGCGTACGCGGAGCGTCGTTTCTGACCCCGCGTTAAGGGTTACCAACGTGGTCGCCCCGGTGTTGGCTCCGGCCGTTACGCGGCCGTCTAATCCGACCGTTACCTGGTTGTAAGTTCCGGCGCTTACGCCGGTCGCCTCCAGGGTCCAAACCGCGCCGGTACCGCTTACGATAATGTCGCCCTTATCGCCATCGGCGACCGTGGCGGAGGCGAGCGCAGCGGCTAGGCCGGTAACGTCGGCGATCGCGATTGCATCGTCTACAATGTGGCGGTAACTATCAATAAAATCGGCAAATTGCGTTTCCGTCGGAAAGTCGCCGGTATTGAAATACGATTTTAAAACGGTCCTTGTTTGTGTCGCCATTGTGGTATTAACTTACGCGGAAAGTTCCGCTTATTGACCAGTACCCGACGCCCGCTTGCACCACGGGCGCAAGGCTAACCGCCAGGTTATTATATTGTATTTTTCGCGCCGTGGCAAGTAACGAATAAACGCGATCTGAGCCGAAGCCCAAAACCGCGCCGGTACCGGCCAGGGGGAAAAATGCGTTTTCGCTTGGTTGGTTGTCTACCTCCAGATCGCCGACCCGTTGAAAAACGTTTCCGGGGTAGGCTGCCAGGGTAAACGTAGGACCCTCTAAGCCCGTGGCGGCGACGTAAGGCGTACCGCTAAGCCGGTCGATTAAATCGGCCGCTAAGGTCGTCTTTGTCGCTCCGCCGTCGATGTAAATAAGGCTTTCCGCGCCCGTCAATTCTGCAAACGATCGGACGGCAATTTCTCCGCTTGGCAGCGAACAAAAAAAGCGTTGGTTTTCGTACTCTACGACCTCCGCCAATTCCGATATTTTTACGTTTTCTAGCACGCGATTGTAAAATTAGCGTCGGTTAACAAAGGTTCGGCGGGTTGGCCCGTCGTACCGTCGAGGTTCAACGGTGCGCCCTGGTCGTCGGTGGCCTCCATTATAAAGCGGTAGCAGGTAACGACAAGGTGAAAAACGAAAATGCCGTCCGCATGGTTCTTAAATTCGTTGGTGCGAAACATTAATTTCGACCAGCCGATCGGCTTAAATCCTAAAAGTAGCCGCATAGCTAAGCGGAGGGCTTCGTGGTACCCGCGATTGCCGCGCAGGCGTTGCGCCTCGAAAACTACATCGAGAGTGCAAAATTCTGTCTGAGCGACCGCGCCGGTAAGGTGGACGGCCGGGTTTTTGCTATCGGCCCCATCGCCGAAGTTGCTACCGGAATAGGCGACCGTAACGCGGGGCTTAAAGCCCGCCGGGCGCTGCAATTCCGCTTCGGTGTCCGGCAACGTCTTAACCTCATAGCCCAGGGGTATGAGGGCGCTAAGCCTTGCGGCTATCGCATCTTCTAACCTGTCGTAACTTAGCGAAGTGGTAGCCATTATAGGAACGGGGTTAAGTTTGCGCGGAACGTTTCGCCGTCGTGTACCGCGTCGACCGAAGTAACGTAATATTCCACACCGTCGACCGTTACCTTTTCGTCGGTTTGGCGCGCGTGTACGCGTTCCAAAAGTCCGGGTAAGTCGCCGCTTTGGTACTCCATCGTATACCGGTTAGGCTCAAAGGGCATACCGGCCAGCTTGTACATTTCAGACGGGTTGCCAAACAAAACGATGCCCTCCCACGTCGCCAGCCCGTCGGCGCTTGTGTAACTCGCCGTAAAGCCGAAACGGCCTTTAGCAAGGGTAAACACGCGCTTTTGTAGGCTATCGAAGTAGGAGGGCATAACGTCGTTTTTGTACGCTGTTTAGGCGTTTACCAAAAGCACTTTTACGGTCGTGTCGCCGCTCAAAGCAGCTTCTACGACCTTACCGACCAAGGTGTCGGTGTTCGTGGTGTCCACGGCGGCGCCAGCGTCGCTGTAAACCTTAGCGCCAACGCTCAAAGCGCCGGTAAGCTTCGGAATCTCGAAAACACCCTCAACGCTAATAGCGCATTTTTCGCCCGCCAGTACGGTCGTGTTTGCGATACCGACAAGGGTGCCGACGACGACCAGGTCGCCGCTGGTGTAGCCGCCCACGGGCGCCACTACGTCCACGCTGTGACCTTGCTGAATGTAATTAGTCATTTTGCTAATTTTTCAATTTTTTATAAATTGCCGCCACGCGGTTAGGCGCGGCGGCGTTTCGTTCGGTTGCGATTAAACGCCCGCGTTCTTATAAAGTCCACGGTGGTCAATCGCCTTGGTGCCGAAGTCCATACGGGCCTTCAGTTGCATACCGTCGACGTGGAAACCATCCATCGTTTCGGTGTACAGTTCACCGGCTCCAGACAAAAACGCGTATTCGATCGTATCAACGGTCGAAGGCGTGGCGGAAAGGAACCAAGCGGAACCCAGGCGGGGGTCAACCACCAACGTAAGGGCACCTTTCCAGATGTTTACGTTTGCAGTGCTGTCCGCGTAAATGTTGCCGTTCAAAATCGCCAAGGCGGTAGCCTCCAAATCAGGGCCGACGATCAAATACGTGGGCGTCAGGTTCAAATAACGGCCGTTCATGCCGGTTTGCTTGCGGAACGTAGCGCGGGCGGCCGACAAAGACGTCGTGCTCAACGCGGTACCACTTGCGGCCTGGTTGGCGTGTTGCGTGCTGAAAAGCGCGAAGCCGTCAGACATAAGGGGGTTACCCGTCAGGATGCCGTAAACCAAGTCGCTTTGCAGTTGCGCAGCTTCGGCCGCCATTGCGGCGGGGATGCGGCTAAACGCGCCCAGGTCGTCGTTAATCAGGGCTTGGCGGGTAATGGTAATAAGCTTACCGTAAGTCTTAACGGCGTAGCTTTCGGCTTTGTCCGTGAACTTGCCCGCTTTGTATTCGCCGCCTTCCAGAACTTCCTCAAAGCCTCCGATCATGCCGGAAAGCTGTACGGTAGTCTTTTCGCGGAAATCGTTAGCTGTGGTCTGGCGGGTGAACGCCTGGAACGTGCGCGGAGCCTCCAGGTAAGCCGCCTGCAACGCCCGGTTAACCGTGTTGCCCAGGATGTTGACAAAGTCGCTGGTGCTGTGCGCGCCGTAGGCGCCACGAGTCAGGACCATACGGGCAATTTCCATTGCCGACAATCCGCGTACCTGTACGCCGCGAGCGGTCAACTCTTCGCGCGCCATGTCCAAAAGGGTCATGTTGCGGAAATTCCGCGCGTCGTCGCGGAGTGTTACGCCCGCAACGCCTGAGCGGTGCAAAATGGCGTTTTCGATCGCGGCCGCGCGGGTTACGCTTTCGGCTTCGCCGGTTACGGCCGCGCTGGGCGTCCGTCCGTCTTGCGCAGGGGCGGCCGAAGCGGCCCAAACGCGGGTAATTTCGTCCTGCGCCATTTCGACGCTAACGCCCCGTTCGACTAACCCGTTAACCACGCTTTCAGGCGTACCGGCCACACGGGCAAGTTCCTGGATGCGTCGAATACGTGCGCGCTCGTCCGTGGCGATTTGTGCCGCGTTGCGCGTGTCCGTAGCCGTCGCGGCTGCTGGTTGGGTAGTCGTCGCGGGGGCTTGAACTGGCGCCGCTTGGCGCGTTTCAACCGTGGGGACCTCTACGGGTGCCTGGGTTGGGTTGTTCTGCTCTTCCATTCTAACAACTGATTTTAAAAAGTTAACATTGTTTGTGTCGGCGCTATCGCCGCTGCGAACTTGCGCCTTGTAATCCGCCGGAACGGGAACGATAGACACCTCGAAAGGCTCCCAATCTACCGCTTTATATTGGTCGGGCTTGTCCTCAAATTCCGTAATTTCGTACGCATACACGCGATAACCCACGGAAATATTACGTAAAATACCGTCGACGACGTCCTTAAAAAGATCGTCGGCGTTTTCCCGCTTCGAAAACCGAACAATCGCCCGGCCCTCTTTGCCAACTATCCGCGCGCTTTCCACCACGCCGATAACACTGTCGGCGGTGCGGCTGTTTGCAAATTCGTGGTTATCTATCAGCGGCGCGCCGCTTTGCAGGCGCCCCATACGTACATGGGCGGGGTTAAAGCTTAGAGTTTCGTAATACGCGCCCCGGTAAGACTGCCTTAAATAAGGCTCTTCCGTGGCGAATGTTACCTCTACCGTGCGGGCCTCTTCGTTTATCGTTTCCGACCGAAAAAGCGCGCGGACGTGTAGATGCCCCATTTGCCCGGTGCCGTCCGTGTGTGCTGCTGTCGTTTGGCTGTTATCCGCCATCGTTTACCTTGTTTGCCGGTGGCGCCTTGGTGGGCGCTCCCGTTGTGTCATTTCTTTTGGGGTCGTATCTTGGGTCTATTGTGGGTTTCGCCCCTATGCTGTCAAATAGCGCCATATCGGCCACTATTTCGGCTCGTAGTATTTCCGGGTCGCCCCCCATCTCCCTAACGACGTCCTGCCAACTGGTAAGCCCTGCGCGGATAAGATCGTTAAGGGCTTTCGTCTCCTTAACAGGGTCGATCATTTCGCGGCGCGGCGCCGTCCAGCTTGTTTCTATTTCGGCACCAACGCGAAGCTGGCCCGCGACCGTGGCCGCCTTAACGAACCAATCCCAAACCGGCGCGCATAGTTGCAAAATTATAACGTCTTCCTGCAATTCCTTGATACTTCTGCTTTGCTCAATCCAACCCATGCGGCCAGATGAAAAGTTGACGTTCGATAAATCGCCCGTGAACGCTTCGTAAGTTAAGCCCGCACCGGCCGCCGCGCCGCGCAGTATCGCCCGGCTGTACTCGTCGTAATTTTC